TTGAGCGTTGCTGACCGGTGCGGGTCGTCCGGCCTAGGGTCGCCCCGCCGGGCTCGGCCCCGTCGGCGCCGTCGGCGGTCACGTCGATCACGAAGGACGCCGGGGCGACGGTGTCGTTCCTGGCGCCGTCATCGACGGGCAGCAGCTCCATCACCTCGTACACGGTCACCCCGTACATCTCGGGGTCGGCGCAGACCCCGACGACGGTCGCGGTGGGGTCGCTCGGCACGGTCACCGGGTCGGACGGCAACACTTACCTGCAGGCCAACGTGACCGGGCTGACCAACTCGACGGCCTACACGTTCTCGGTGCACGCCACGAACGGTGCGGGGTCGGGCACCGAGTCGTCGCAGTCGGGGGCGAACACGCCGCTGTCGGGGCTGGTGTTCGGGGACGACTTCAACGGCCCGGTCGACGGCCCGATCGACCCCGAGTGGTGGGTCTACACCCGCTGCGGCTACCTCGCGCAGTCGGAGGTGCAGTACTACCTGCCCTCCCAGGTCCGCATCGACGGTTCGGGGCACCTGACGCTGACCGCGCATAAGCAGTCGTTCACCGGGGCGGGGTATGCCTCGGCCGGTGGTGGCAGCGTCACCCAGCCGTGGCGCTCGGGGGCGGTGCAGTCCAACACGAAGACGTGGGTGCCGACCGCCGGGAACACGATGACGTTCGAGGCCAGCCTGAAAATCTGCCCGGACATCGGCGGCGGGATGTGGCCGGGCCTGTTCTGGCTGAACGGCCAGTCGGCGCTCAACAACTGGAAGACCGACCCGGCGCAGGGCGGCTGGAACGACACCGACCACGCGGAGATCGACATCGCCGAGTGGAACCCGACCCAGGTGTTCGACCCGTCCGACTACCAGAACAACTCCTACGCGGGTAGTCAGGTCTTCTCGAACGTCAACACGGCCACCGACTTCTCCGCCTCGTTCAACACGTTCAAGGTGGAGTGGAAGCCGGGGGTCCGGAACACCTTCTACCGGAACGGCTCGCAGACCCACCAGGACCTGAACGCCAGCGGGAGTATCGCCTCGTCGGGCTGCGCGTACGTGCTGCTGATCTACCTGCAGATCCTGTCCGGGTCGGCGACGGCGGACAACGTCTGCTCGATCGACTACGTCCGCGTCTTCGACCAGAACCTGGGGTGAGCCGTGGCCGCGCCGACTCTCGTGCAGGCCGCGTTCGCGACCACCACGACGGGGAACACGGCGACGACCGCGTCGGTGTCGTGGCAGACCGATGATGTTGTCGTCGTCATCTACGGCAACGCGGGCGCGGCACCCGCGAACATGGCCGCGCCGACCAACACCGGGTCGGGGTTGTCGTGGACGGTGAATCAGAGCATCGCCGCGGCGAGCAACTGCGGCGGGGCTCTGGCCACGGCGGTGGCGACCGCGTCCTCGTCGGGGACGGTCACCGCGGGGAGTGTCGCCGGGCCGTCTGAGCAGAACTTCACCGGTGTCTGCGTCTGGCGCGGCTCTCTCGGTGTGGGTAACAGCGCGGGCACCGCCGCTCCGTCCTCGACGAAGACGGTCAGCCTCACCCCGGCCGGCGGCGCGGATGCGGCGATCTGCTGGGGCGTGTTCGACTGGAACGCCGACGCCGCCCAGGCTGAGACGCCCACGTCGACGTCGCACGGCTCGGGTGCTCCCGGCCCGTCGGCGATGCCGCAGAAGACGCTGGTCGCAGGCCAGTACACGTACTACTGGTGTGCGCTCGACGACCAGACGTCGGCCGGCGCCGTGAACTATGGCATCGGCGGATCCGGCGCTGGCCCGTTCACGATCGTCGCGGTCGAGGTGAAGGCGGGCGCGGGCGGCGGCGCTACACCGGTGCCGGCCAGGCCGATCGTGGTCCCGTCGTTGGCGGCGATCCAGGCTGGGAGCTGGTAGGTGGCGGCGCGGCTGGGCCGGCGGCAGACGCAGCCGGTCATCATCGTCCGCACCCCGCAGGCGCCTGCCTCCACCGCCGGTGACGTCACCGGCGCGGCCACCGCGGCCGCGAGCGTCGTCGGCGCGAGGGCAGACGCTGGGGATGTCACCGGGGCAGCCACTGCTGCTGCCACGGTCGTCGGCGCGATAGCAGGCGCCGGCAACGTCACGGGGGCAGCGACCGCGTCGGCGACGGTGGTCGGTTCCGCTGTCGACCCGCAGCGGCCTGTGCAGCCGATCGTCGTGTCGGCCGGCCTGGCGGCCTGGCGGGCGCGGATCATCCTCGACCCGGTCACCATCTTCACCGCCCAGGTCGTCGTCCCACCCGGCGCCGGCGACGTCAACGGCGCGGCAACGGCGGCCGCGAGCGTGGTCGGTGCCCGAGCGGACGCCGGTGCCGTCACCGGCGCAGCCACCGCGGCGGCGACCGTCACCGGTTCCGCCAGCGCCCCCGGCGCCGGTGACGTCACCGGGACAGCCACCGCCGCGGCCACCATCGTCGGTGCCCGCGCGGACGCCGGTGCGGTCACCGGGGCCGCCACCGCTGCCGCCACCGTGGTCGGTCTCCGGGCCAACACCGGTGCCGTCACCGGCGCGGTCACGGCGTCGGCGACTGTCGTCGGTCTGCGGGACGGGGCCGGGGTCGTCACCGGTACGGCGACCGCGGCGGCCACCGTCGCCGGGACCACCACCAACCCGGGTGCTGTCATCGGCGCCACTACGGCGTCGGCGACGATCTTCGGCGCCGAATCCGGTGGCGTGTTCGCGCTCGTCGGCATCCTCTCCGCCAGCAGCCACCGCGCCGGCCGGCTCAGCTCCGGCAGCCACCGCAGATCATCCTGAGGGGAGGGACCGGTCATCGACCTGTATCCGGTGAACCAGCCGTTCACCCTCTCCACCACGGTCGAAACCGAGGCCGGGGTATTGGACGACCCGACCGCGCTGACCTTGTCCTACGTCCTGACCGCGCCGGGTTCGACGGCGGTCACGAAGAACTGGCCGACCCCGGCGGACATCACCCGCGACAGCGCAGGCACCTTCCACTACGTCGTCTCCGGGTTATCCACGGCAGGGCAGTACCGGGCGACCTGGACCGCGACTGGCAACAACGCCGGCTCCGACACCGACGTGTTCGACATCTTCGACCCGGCCGACTACCCGCGATTGGTGTCCTTCGACGACGCGAAGATCGTCGTGAAGGCGTTGGGTGACCAGGATGATCCGCTGCTGGACCGGATGATCGGCTGGGCGTCGGCGCGGATCCTGATGGAGGTCCAGGCCTACCGGCAGTCGTTCACGCAGGTCGTGAACGTCCGCGGCGGCGACTGCTTCTTCAAACTCAGCCACACCCCGGTCCGGTCGATCACGTCGATCACGGCACTCAACCCGTACTCGTACGCACCGCCGGCCGTGTCGACGCTGGTGCCCACCATCCCCAATGTTGGGCATGTCGAGGCCACCATCGGGGGCTTGTGGGGAACCTACGAGGTGACCTACGAGGCCGGGACCGACAGTGTGCCGCCGGGTGTGGACGGGGCGTGTTTCGCGCTGCTGCAGCACTGGTGGGGGCAGATCGTGTCCCGCCGCTCCCAGTCGTACGGCGGTGGCCCGGCCGGGGCGATGCCGGACTTCCGGGGGCTGCCGAACACGGTGCGGAACCTGCTCGACACCGTGTCCACGCCGTGGGGCATGGCGTGAGGTTGCGGCTGCGGATCAGCGATGAGACGCTTTACGCGTTCGTGCTGGTCGTTGGTGGCTTCGGTCTCGGCGGAGCGACGGCAGTGCTACTCATCCACTTCTTGACCGGGTGGAGCTGAGCACGTGGCGACGCTCAAGGCGGCCCGGCAGGCGCTGGCCGCGCAGATCGACGCCGCGATCACTGACACCGACGTCGACGTCCTCGCGTTCGACCCGCCGACCGTCACCGCCCCCGTCGTCACCGTCGCCACCGCCGGCGTCTCGCCGACGTCGTGGCGGTTCACGATCCGGATCTACGTGGACGCCGGCCAGTCCGAGCAGGCGCAGGACCTCCTCGACGACCTGCTGAACAGCGTGGACACGCTGCTCGAGCCGACGACGCCGCGCTCGTCGTGGGACTGGGAGTTCGACGACGCGAAGGGCATGTTCCTGATGGTCACCACGGTCGAGTACGACCGATCTGACTTCTGACCTGCTAAAATCGTCTATCCACAAAGGACCCCGGCGGCCGCTGCGAACGGCCCCGGGGCATGGCCGATCTGTAGAGGAGATCGACGTGGCGCAGCCTAGGCCTGTCCGTGCGCGGTTTGAAGAGAAGGTCAACCGCGACGGACCGATCCCGGAACAGCGACCCGAGCTCGGACCTTGCTGGGAGTGGACGGCAGGCCGCTACAGCAACACCGGATACGGCCAGTTCGGTAGGCGTGTCGGGGGCAAGTGGATACCCACCAACGCACATCGAATCGCCTACGAGCTGTACGTCGGCCCCATCCCTGAGGGCACGGAGCTCGACCACCTCTGCCGCAACCGAGGCTGCGTGAAGGTACTCGCAGACGGGCGTGGTCCGGCTCATCTCGAGCCGGTCACTCGTCAGGTGAACATGCTCCGAGGCGAGCACCCAAGCGCCCTCGCGGTCCGGACCAACCGTTGCAAGCGGGGGCACGAATACACGCCCGAGAACACCATCCTCCGGGCGGACTCACCTTCCCGACAGTGCCGCGAGTGCAAGAACATCCACCAGCGCAGCGAGGCCTACCTCGCCGCACAACGGAGGCGTCGCGCCTCCCGGAAGGGAGGTGGTGCCCATGAGGCTCCTGGCAGTTCACCCGGGCCCGAATTGACTTCAGTGTCGCTGATGTCCATGACGGATGGGTCGCCGCCTTCCGCGAGCTCGGCATCCAGGTAGCTGACTGCAACCTGCATGAGCGGCTGGACGTGTACGCCAGCCACCCGCTGCTGAAGCCTGAAGACGCGATCCGGCTGACCAACAACAGCTTGCATGCGATGTGCTACCAGTACGGCCCGGACGTGCTGTTCGTCACGAGCTGCATGTACCTCACCGCCGGGCACCTGGACACCATCCGGGCCCGCGGCACCCGCATCGTCATCCTCTTCACCGAGTCGCCCTACGAGGACGACGTGCAGCTGCAGCGGGCCGAGCACTGCGACGTGGCGCTGCTCAACGACCCGACGCACTTGGACGCGTTCCGTCAGGTGTGCCCGTCGTCGTGGTACGTGCCGCACGCCTACCGCCCCGACCGGCATTACCCCCGCGAGGCCGCCGACGCGGACCACAAGTCGGACTTCTGCTTCGTCGGCACCGGGTTCCCGTCGCGGGTGGAGTTCTTCGAGCAGGTCGACTGGACCGGCATAGACGTCGCGTTGGGCGGCCACTGGGCGAACCTGCCGGCCGGGTCCCCGCTGCTGAAGTTCCTGGCGCACGACCCGGAGGAGTGCCTGCCGAACGAGCAGACCGCGCAGCTGTACGCGGGGACGAAGGCGTCGGCGAACCTGTACCGGCGGGAAGCGAACCGGCCGGAACTGTCAGCCGGGTGGGCGATGGGCCCGCGTGAGGTCGAGCTGGCGGCGATGCGCCGGTTCTTCCTGCGGGACCCGCGCCCGGAGTCGGACCTGGTGTTGGGGAAGACCGGGCTGCCGTCGTTCGCCGGCCCGGAAGACTTCGGGGAGCAGCTTCGTTGGTGGCTGGACCATGAAGACGAGCGCGAGGAAGCGGCGCTGAAGGCCCAGTTAGCGGTGATCGACCGGACGTTCGTCAACCACGCGAAGCTGCTGATGCGCGTGCTCGGTGCCTAGTAGCGCGCTCAGCATCACATCGCCTGCAGGCACGATGGCCACGCACATCGATCCGAGTGTTCACCTCGTCGAACGGGTGGTCATTCTTGCAATGCGTGAGGATGGCCTTCCCGCGCCGCAGGTTCTCGCCGTTGCTTACGGGTTCAAGATGCCTTGGGTTGACGCAGCCTCGGTTCCGGCACAGGTGATCTAGGACAAGCCCTTCAGGGATCGGCCCGACAAGTGCTGCGTATGCGTATCGGTGCGCGTAGACGAGGTCGTTGTGTCTGATCGCGAACCTGCCATATCCGTTCGGGTGATGGCTGGCCAACCAAGGCCAGCAGGCCCAGTCATCTCCACGCTCGACTTTCTCCCAGAACCGCTCTTCGACGGGTCTGCTCCATCGGCCGGAGGCGGGCAGCAGCTGTCCTGCCTTTCGTGCTCGCTGGTAATGCGCGGAGCAGAGATGTTGGGCGACTACAGGGCGATCGCAATTCAACTGCTCGCATCGGCGCACGGTCACCAGCACAGTTTATCGCTACCCGGGCACGGTAGCCAAACCGGAGGAAGTGGTTCAAATCGCCAGAATTAACGGACGCCGCGGCAGGATCTATATCGGCATTGCGTCGGGCGCTGCTGCGTCGCCCCTGCCGTTCCAGGCGTCCTGGTCGATCTCGTTCGCGACGGACAAGAACGAAGTGACCTCGTTCGACGACAACAACAAGGTCTACGTGTCGGGCCTGCCGGACGCGTCCGGTGAGTTCTCGGGCTTCTTTGACGACAGCACGGCGCAGACCTACACGGCGGCGACGGACGGCATCGCGCGGAACTTCTACCTGTACCCGTCGCTGCTGAACACGGGCACGTACTTCTTCGGGACGGTCCTGCCCGACTTCAAGCTCGACGGCGACGTCGGCGACGCCGTCAAGGTGAGCGCGTCGTGGAATGCAGCTTCGCAGGTCTCCAAAGTGGGATAGGGCTGACATGCCGGACATCTCGGTCCGCGGGGCTGAGCAGCTCGAGAAGCTCGGGAAACAGCTGCGGGCGGCCGGCGACAAGGATCTGCGTCGGGAGACCCTAGCCGGACTGCGGGCGGCGACGAAGCCGATCCGCGCGGCGATCCGGGAGTACGACCTTCAGCATCTGCCGAAGCGTGGCGGGCTGAACCGGGTGATGGCCCGGTCCCGGATCACGACGCAGGTCCGCACGTCCGGCCGTAACCCGGGGATCCGCCTGGCGACGAAGTCCCACGACCCGCGGATCGACCGGACTGGCCGGGTCTGGCATCCGACGTTCGGGCACCGGGACCGCGGGGTCGTACAGCACATCGACCCCGGCTACTTCTCCGTCCCCGCGTCCCGGGAGGCCCCCGCCGTGCAGGCCGAGCTCCTGAAGGCCCTTAAGCGGGTCGAGAAGCAATTGGAGAAGCGGTAGTGGCGAAGTTCGAGTGGCGCGGCGAGACGTACGAGCTGATCGAGCAGGACAAGCTGACCTGGGTCGAGATGGACCTGTTCGAGGAGAAGACCGGCATCACCACCGGTGAGCTCGCCGAGGACCCGAAGATGCAGGGCCGCGCCCGGGTCACCGGCGCCTTCTGCTGGCTGTCGGTGAAGCGGCAGAACCCGACGGTCACCTGGGACGAGTTCCGCGGCTCGTCGATGGCCGAGATCGTCTTCGGCGAGGAGAAGGGAGAGGAGCCGCTGCCGGCGTTGGCGCCCTCCGACCCTGACGACCCTTTGGACGGAACCGGTACGGGCGGCAGTGGCTCCGAGATCTCCGCTGGCAGTACTTAGGCCAGTTCTCGGAGGTGCTGGGGATCCGGCCGTGGGAGTGGAACAAGATCACTGAGCGGGAGGGGATGGCGTTGATGGACTACCTGGATCAGCGCAACTCCTCCGACGGCGACGGCTAGCCGGTGGCTACCTCGCTCATCTTCGACCTGCTGGCCCGGGACCGGGCTTCCGACGCGTTCAAGAAGGTCGGGAAGGCGTCGGAGGACGCCGGCCGGAAGGTCCACGGCCTCGGTGGGGCGTTCGGTGCGGTTACGGCCGGCTCCCGCGGGCTGCGGACAACGTTCGGGCTGGTCGGCCGCGGCGCTGCGCTGGCCGCTGGCGCGGCCGGGATCGGCGGCCTGATCGAGGGCTTCAAGGGCGTCTACCAGGAGGCCCGGGAGGCGCAGAAGGTCAGCGCGCAGACCAACGCCGTCATCAAGTCCACCGGCGGCGTCGCGAAGGTCAGCGCGACTCAGGTCGGGGCGCTGGCGACGGCGATCTCGAACAAGGTCGGCGTCGACGACGAGGCGATCCAGTCCGGCGCGAACCTGCTGCTGACCTTCACCGGCATCCGCAACGAGGCCGGTAAGGGCAACGACGTCTTCAACCGGGCCACGCAGACGATCACCGACATGGCCGCGGCCATGAACCAGGGCAAGGTCACCACGGATGGCCTGAAGACCTCGTCGATCCAGGTCGGCAAGGCGTTGCAGGATCCGATCAAGGGGATCACGGCGCTGCGGAAGGTCGGGGTGTCGTTCACCGACCAGCAGCAGAAGCAGATCAAGGCCATGGTCGCCGCCGGGGACACCCTCGGCGCGCAGAAGATCATCCTCGGGGAGCTGAACAAGGAGTTCGGCGGCAGCGCGGCGGCCGGCACGAACGCCATGCAGAAGCTCGGGGTGATCTTCGGGAACATCAAGGAGCAGGTCGGCACGGCGCTGCTGCCGGTCATCGACGGCTTCGCGAACTGGCTGGCTGTGGTGCTGCCGGCCGCGGTTAACGTCGCAGGCGCGGCGTTCAGCCGGATCGGTAAGGGCTTCAAGGCGCTCTACGACCTGCTCGTGAAGGGCGACTTCACGAAGGCGTTCGCGGAGACCTTCCACGTCAGCGAGGACGCGGGCGTCGTCGACTTCCTGTTCCGGGTCCGCGACGCGATCGCGCAGGTCGTCGGGTGGATCAGAGGCACCGGCGTCAACGGCGTCAAGGCGTTCTGGGCGGCCCTCAAGGAGGGCGACGTCACCTCCGACGGGTTCGTCGGCGCCATGGAGCGCATCGGCGTGTTCGTCCGCCAGGCCGGCCAGTTCATCCAGCGCTACATCCTGCCGCCGCTGGCCCGGTTCGGCGGGTTCATCCGCGACCAGGTGCTGCCCGCGCTGGGTCGGTTCCTGCTGTTCATCGGGCCGGTCATCGGCCGGGCGCTGGCCGCGTTCGGGCACTGGATCATGGGTACGGCGGTGCCGGCGCTGCAGCGGTTCGGCGGGTTCATCCGCGACACCGTCATCCCGGCGGCGGTCCGGCTCGGCGGGTTCCTCGCGAAGAACCTGGGGCCGACGTTCGTCGCGCTGGGCCAGTTCATCGTGCAGCGGGTGTGGCCGGCGCTGCAGGGCCTGTTCGTGCGGTTCCAGCAGATCTGGCCGACGATCCAGCGGGTCATCGTCATCGTCGCGAAACTGGTCGGGTTCCTGATCGGGCTGGCGGTGGTGGTGCTCGGCAAGGTGCTGCCGGTCATCATCAAGCTCGCCGGGCCGGTCCTGACGCTGCTGTTCGCGGCGATCGGGAAGATCATCGGGATCGCGGTCAAGCTGATCAGCACCTTCATCACGGCCGCGACCTGGCTGGTGAACTCCGGCCGGAAGATCATCACCGGTCTGGTGAACGGGCTGGTCGCCGCCTGGCGGACGGTGACCACGTGGCTGACGGAGCGGAAGAAGGCCATCACCGACCGGTTCGCCGCTGCGGTCACCTGGTTGGTCTCCGCCGGGCGTCGGATCCTCGGCGGCCTGTGGGACGGCCTGAAGGCAATCTGGGTCACCGTGTTCGGCTGGATCGGCGGCATCCGTACTTCGGTCCGCGGGATCTTCGCCAAGGCCGGCGGCTGGCTGTACGACAAGGGCCGGGCGGTCCTCGGTGGCCTCTGGGACGGTCTCAAGTCCATCTGGACTGACATCACCAAATGGATCTCCGGGTTGACCGGGTGGATCAAGGACCACAAGGGCCCGCCGTCGCTGGACCGGAACCTGCTCGTGCAGGCCGGCAAGGACATCATGGGCGGCTTCTTCAAGGGCCTGAAGAACGGCGGCCTGAAGGCGCTCGGGGTCGTCCAGGACATCACCGGAAACATCACCGATCTTGCCGTCGGCCGCGGATCTACCGCCTCCGGGGCGATGCAGCAGATGGTCGCCGGTTACGCGTCGATGCTCTACGGCTGGACCGGATCGCAGTGGACGGCGCTGCGGGCGCTGCTGATGGGCGAGTCCGGGTTCAACCCCAACGCGCAGAACCCGACCAGCTCCGCCTATGGCCTGTTTCAGTTCCTGGACTCGACGTGGGGTTTCGTCAACGCGCAGAAGACCAGCAATCCGCAGGGGCAGACCCTGGCCGGGTTGCGGTACATCAAGCAGGTCTACGGGAACCCGGTCAATGCCTTCTCGGCCTGGTTGAACCGGACGCCGCACTGGTACGGCGCCGGTCTGCCGCCGACTGTGTTCTCGCAGCCGACGCTGATCGGCGTCGGTGAGCGCGGCCCGGAGACGGTGTCCGTCACCCCGCACAACCGGCCCGACATGCTCCGGCCGGGCGGCCGCGGCGGCGGGAACACGTACAACATCAGCGTGTCGGTGCCGCTGGGCGCGAACCCGCGTGAGGTGGGCCGGCAGCTGGTCGAGGCGATCAAGGCGTACGAAAAGGGTTCCGGCACCGTCCTGGTCCGCGCATGAGCGCCACCGACATGGCGGCGCTGATCGTCGAGGGCGCGTTCGGCGCGGTCGGGACGTCTGACCTGCTGGAGTTGAACGACCCGACCCGCGGGAAGCTGGACACGGGGAAGCTCGGCGCCGGCCTGGGCGGCGAGGTGTACGTGGACATCACGGCCTACTGCCGGTCGTTCACGACCCGCCGGGGCGCGACCCGCGCCGACGGCCCGGTCCTCCGCTACGAGGCCGGCACCTCCAGCACCGTCCTGCGCAACGACGACCGCCGGTTCGACCCGACGAACCTGTCCGGACCGTACGTGTCCGCCGGGGTGACGCAGGTCCAGCCGATGCGGTCGATCCGGCACCGCGCCACCTGGGCCGGGACCACGTACGAGCTTTGGCGGGGCTACGCCGACTCGTGGGACGTCGGCTACCCGGACTCCCGCTACTCCGAGGTCACGCTGTCGGCGACGGACGCGTTCAAGGTGTTCCAGGCGTACAACCGGATCGCGGTCGGCGCGGCCGGCGCCGGCGAGGACTCCGGTACGCGGATCGGCCGGGTCCTGGACTCCGTGTCGTGGGCGTCGACGGACCGGGACCTGGCCACCGGCGACACGACGCTGCAGGCCACCACCCTCGAGGGTGTCGCCCTGGACGAGCTGCAGTTGGTGGGCGAGTCGGAGCTCGGCGAACTGTTCATGGACGCCGGTGGGCGGGTGGTGTTCCGGAACCGGCAGGCGATCCTGACCGACGCCCGGTCGAACACGTCGCAGGCGACGTTCGGGCCGGGGAACCTGCCCTACCAGGACGTGACGCTGGCCTACGACGACACCACTTTGGTGAATCTGGCGCAGGTGACCCGTGAGGGTGGGGCGACGCAGACCGCGCAGGACGACACGTCGATCGCCACCTACCTGACGCACACGTCCACGCAGGACGGGCTGCTGATGGAGAACGACACCGAGGCGCAGTCGTACGCGCAGTTCGTCGTTTTCATCGGTAAGGACCCGGAGTTGCGGTTCACGCAGATGGTGGTGAAGCCGCAGCGGGACCCGACCAACTTGTGGCCGCAGGTGTTGGGTCGGGAGATCGGTGACCGGATCACGGTGGAGCTGGATCCGCCGGGCGGCGGTTCGACGATCTCCCGGGATGTGTTCATCCGCGGGATCGAGCATGCGGCGTCGCCGGGGTCGTGGCAGACGACGTGGACGTTGCAGTCGGCGACGAAGTACGCGTTCTTCGTGCTGGATAACGCGACGTTGGGGAAGCTCGACTCCAACGCCCTCGGCTACTAGGCCCAGAGGCCCGCGGCCCGCCAGACCCACTCTGCCGTCGCGACGTGGCCCCGACGGACAAGCCAGACGCAAAGCCGA